GGTAATAGCGGCCCCGAAGAAAAAGCATTGTCAGGCTCTGGCTGTTGACTAAGAATGCACAAAATGGCAAAGTAGCAAAATGATAAGAGATAGAAGAGGGGTCAGATACGAAAACCGTTTTGCGACTATTGATGGGCAAACAGTGGTTCATTGCTCCCTTTGCAGGACATTTAAGCCGGAAGAAAACTTCCGATTTGTAAAGGCCAAGAAAAAACTGAACTCAATTTGTATCGATTGTCTTCGCAAATTTAACCGCGATAGATACATCAAAAACGGATACGCTGGCACAGGTCAAAAACAAAAGGAAATGGCTTGGGCTTTACGCAAAAGGGGTGATCTATGGGCTTGCACTAAGTGCGGAGTCGAAAAACCTTTGGATCATTACAATGCAATGAAATCCAAATACGGAACGGCTCCAAGCCACTGCAAGGCATGTTATTCTGAGGTTAATAAAAAGGCATCTGATGCAAGACGCCCTATATTGGCGGCTGAAGCAGAAAGAAGAAAGATTGAAAGAATGGAAAAGCGCCAAGCAGAGTTGCTGAAATGCGAAAAGTGCGGGAAATCCAAACCCCGTTCTGATTGGCCCAGGGAAAATGTAGCCAATAGACTATTGAAATATTGTTGCTCTAACAAAATTCGATCACAGGCTGATATTGCTGACGATATAGCAACTCAAACAAAAGAATGCTCAAACTGCGGTTTACGCAAACCATTCAGCGACTTTTCTCCAAACAAGCAAGGGAAGGACGGACGCCAAAAAACATGTAAGCCGTGTCGATCCGCAAAGGTTCATTCTGGTGAATGGAACGGAAACACCCGAAGGCAATCCCTGATTAATGAAAGAACAGACGGAACCATCACAAGTGAACTAATTAACAAGTTGTTTTCAGTCAAAGTCTGCCCATGCTGTGATGGTTGGATGGAACGCGATGATAAGGTGCTTGACCACATTGTTCCGCTCAAACTGGGGGGTGGTCACACTGCCTCTAATGTCATGGTGTTGTGCTGGTCCTGTAATTCAGCTAAACATGCCCACCACCCATCCAAGTGGTTGCATATGCTCAAGCCTGAAGCTGCTGAGAGAATGAGAATATATTATAATGGGATCGGCTTAAACTTTGACACATGAAAACAGAAGAAAAGCTGGTTCAGAAAGTATGCTTAGGCCGGAGGTGTCTTTTCAAACATATGAAGAGGCCCGTACCAGAAAGATAAGTGCCGAAGCTGAAATTGCGGAACTGGAACTTGCCAAGATTCGCGGCACTCTGTGCATGACCAATGATGTTGTGGCGGCTTGGGAAAGTGTTCTTCACGCCTGTAAAGCTAAGTTTCTGGCCCTGCCTACTAAAGTCGCGCCAATTTTAGCCACGGAAACAGATGTTGTGGTGGCGAAGGACCATTTGGAGAATGCGATCCGCGAAGCACTGGCGGAATTGTCCAACTACCAGCCCAGCATCGATCCTGTCCGCACTGGATCGGTGTCAGAAGAGGCTCCAGCCGAAACTGCGGTGGTCGAACAGCCTAAGCGCAAGGTAGGACGCCCTAAGAAGGGTCGGACGATAATCGTATGATCGAACAAGCCACCAGAGAATCCGCACTGGAGCAAATGGCCAAGGCCATGAAGCAGATGACGCCGCCTCCGCGTATGAGTGTGGCGCAGTGGGCCGACCATGAACGGCGGCTGGATTCGCAGAGTAGTTCTGAGCCTGGTCGATGGGTGACATCAAGGGCTGAGTACCAGCGCGGGATTATGGATGCTTGCTCTGATCCGCTGGTCAAAGAGGTTGTGGTGATGTGCGGTGCGCAGCTTGGCAAGTCTGAGATGCTGCTAAACACCATTGGATACCACATGGCCCACGATCCTGCGCCTATTCTGATGATGCAGCCAACCGTGGATATGGCGCAGAGCTTCAGTAAGGACCGTGTGACAGCGGGTCTGTTACGCTCAACCCCTTGCCTTCGGGACAAGGTTAAAGACAGTAAGGCCAAAGATGCAAACAACACTACGCTTCATAAAGTTTTTCCCGGTGGCGCTCTTTCTCTTGTCGGCGCTAATTCTCCTAGTTCCCTTGCTTCTCGCCCGATTCGTGTTGTTCTTTGCGATGAAGTTGATCGATACCCTCCTTCTGCTGGTGAAGAAGGCGATCCTATATCTCTTGCCAAACGAAGAGCCGCTACGTTCTGGAACAGGAAGATCATTCTAGTATCCACGCCTACGAATAAGGGTGGGAGCCGAATTGAGTCGGCCTATAACGAAAGCGACCAGCGCAAGTTTATGGTTCCGTGCCATCAATGCGGACACAAACAGGTCTTGGCGTGGTCGAACGTGACTTGGACTGACGATAATCCCAGCACTGGCGCTTATCACTGCGCTGAATGTGGCTCTGTCTGGTCAGATACGGATCGGCACAGGGCTGTTCGCAATGGTGAATGGGTGGCTTTTGCCCCGTTCAACGGTGTGGCAGGGTTCCATCTGAACGCACTTTACTCACCGTGGTCAGTGTTATCCGACGCAATCGAGGAGTTTTTGGCGGCGCGGAAGAACCCAATGCGGCTCAAGACCTTTGTAAACACCTTCCTTGGCGAGACATGGGAAGATGCTGGCGAGGGTGTGGATGATTATGCTGTGGCGCAGCGTAAGGAAGATTACGAAGGCATCCCTGATGAGGTGGTGCTGCTGACGGCTGGAGCCGACGTTCAGGATGACCGCGTCGAAGTCGAGATTGTGGGCTGGGGCGCTGGCGAAGAAAGCTGGCAGATCGATTACCATGTAATTTACGGCGACCCGTCCACCACACAGCTATGGCACAAGGTCGATGAGGTCTTGCTGGCGACCTATGAGCATCCGTGTGGTGAGCCAATGCTTGTCCGTGCCACCTGTATCGATACTGGCGGACACCACACACGGGCCGTTTACAATTATGCCAAGACACGCGCCGGACATAGGGTTTTTGCCATCAAGGGTGTTGGCGGCGAGGGTAAACCGATTGTCGGGCGTCCATCCAAGAACAACATTGGCAGGGTTCCGCTTTATCCCATTGGTGTTGATACGGCAAAAGAGGTCCATTACTCACGCCTCAAGATGGATGAGGCTGGCCCAGGCTATTGTCACTTCCCTGCCAAGCGGGATGACGAGTATTTTAAGCAGCTAACTGCTGAAAAGCAGATGATTAAATACCACAAAGGTTTTCCGTCGCGAGTTTGGGTTAAAACGCGAACAAGAAACGAAGCTTTGGACGTTAGAGTGTACGCAATTGCTGCACTTACAATCCTAAATGTAAATATGGATAGCGTAGCCCGTAAGTTTTATGCTAACATGGAAAAGCATAAATTGCCAAATGTCGAAGAAGCTGATAAACCCCATCCTTTAACGGCTGGCAAAAAGGCTGTTCGTAGAGGCGGTTTCGCTAACAACTGGCGCTGAGGGATGATGGCTAATCTTTTTGACGAAAACGAAGCACCAGAGGGCGAACCACTGAAAATCGTTGTTGGCGATTTCATTCAGTGGAAAAAGACTTCTCTTGCAGAGACTTATCCTCCTGCACTTTACTCCGCTAACTATGTTGCGCGGATAGCTGCTGGGACTACTGCTGAAATACAAATAGCAGCGGTTGAAAGAACTGGATATTATTTATTTACGGCAAGTAGCGCGACATCTGCTGCGTTTACCCCTGGCTTTTATCATTGGCAGCTTGAAGTTGTACAAACATCCAGCGGCAACCGCGTTGTTGTTGAGCGCGGTGAGTTCGAGGCCATCCAAGACCTCGACAATAGCGGCGCTGATCCACGCACCCATGCTGAAATTATGCTCAATAAGATTGAGTCTTTGTTGCAGGGTCGTGCTGACAAGGATGTGTCTTCCTACTCTATTCAGGGTCGCTCTATTGCGAAAATGTCCATTGTGGACTTGTTGCAGTGGCGCGATTATTATCGCAAGGAAGTTTCAAAGGAGCGGCGCGATAACGCCATTGCTCTTGGAAAGCCGACTAAGACCACGATGAAGGTGCGTTTCCTATGAGTTTGTGGCGTGAAGCACTGGGCCTACCACCAAAGGTACAAAACAAGGTAGTGAAGCGTAACTATCACGCTGCGAACACGGGTCGGCTCTTTGCCGACTTTATGGCATCTAGCCGTAGCCCTGACAGCGAACTGCGCCCTGATCTTGTCCTGATGCGCAACCGTTCGCGTGAACTGGCGCGGAATGATGTCTACGTTAAGCGTTTTATGAACTTGCTGAAGACCAACGTCGTTGGCGACAAAGGTATGACCCTGCAAGTCAAAGCGCGAAACACGAACGGATCGTTGGATGCAATTGGCAACCAAATCATTGAAGACGCATTTGCGCAGTTTGCCCTTAAAGGCAACTGCACGGCAGATGGTCGCCTAAGCTGGATCGACCTTCAGAAATATGTGATAGAAGCGACTGCGCGTGATGGCGAGGCGCTGATCCAGATCGTGCCTAACCGTGTGTTTATTCACGGCATCGCATTCCACCCTATCGAATCTGACCAGATTGATGAGCAGAAGAACGAGAAGCTGCGCAACGGACGCGAAATCCGTATGGGCGTTGAGGTCGATGAGTTCCAGCGTCCTGTTGCTTATTGGGTAAAGAAACGTCACCCTGGTGATTCTGAGTTCTCGTCCATCTCCATCAATTCGTCTAACCGCATTGACGCGAAAAATATCATCCATGTTTATGATCCGCTTCGCGCTGGTCAGACACGCGGCGAACCTTGGCTGGCCCCTGCTATGAGCCAGTTGAAGATGCTGAACGCTCACCGTGAGGCTGAGTTGGTGGCATCGCGTATGGCTGCATCCAAGATGGGCTTCTTTACGTCAGATAATGGCGAAGATGCCCCAGCAGACGATTACGACAACACTGTCCCAATCATTGATGCTGAACCAGGCACATTCCACCAGTTGCCCAATGGCGTTGACTTCAAGCCATTTGATCCATCGCATCCAGCGACTGCATTTAGTGATTTCCAGAAGGGCATCATTCGCGGTATCGCGTCTGGCCTTGGCGTATCCTATGCTGCGCTGTCGAACGATCTGGAGGGGACATCGTACAGTTCCATTCGTCAGGGCGCATTGGAAGAGCGTGACTCCTACAAGATGATGCAGCAGTTCCTGATGGAGCATTTTGTCATTCCTGCCTACAATGCGTGGCTCAGGCATGTTATGGAGTTCGGTTTTATTCCGCTTCCCGTATCTCGCTTTGACAAGTTTTCGTCTGCGTCAAGTTTCCGTCCCCGTGGTTGGCAGTGGGTCGATCCTCAGAAGGAAATCAACGCAGCCGTCACGGCCATGCACAATGGCGTTATGTCCATGCAAGACGTTGCTGGCCAATATGGCCGCGATGTTGAAGAGACATTTAGCCAGTGGCAGCGCGACAAGGAAATGGCAGACGCTTTTGGCCTTGAATTGGCCTTCTTCCCGTTTGGTGGGAACGAAGCAGTTAAGGGTCAAGATGAAGAAGAACCCATTGTTTGATTCTTTCGTAATTTAGTGTTATTGTTTCGCTGAAACGCTTTTTGGAGCAATTTATGTCAGAAGTTGAAGAAGTCGTAGAAGCAGAGGTTGCTGAAGCTGAAACCGCCGTAGAGGTTGAGGCTGTAGAAGCTGAAATTGTTGAAGAAACGACTGAAGAGGCGACTGAGGAAGAGCGCAAGGCCCCTGTCGAACTTCTGCATCGCGCTATGGATATGTCAGCTAAGTCAGTTGATGAGAAAAAGCGCACTGTTGAGATAGCTGTTTCTTCTGAACTGGCGGTTGACCGCTCATTTGGTAAGGAAATACTGGTCCATGAAAGCCAAGCCATTGATATGGGCTTTGTCGCTTCGGGCCGTGCGCCACTGCTTCTGGACCATGATCCAGAGCGTCAGATTGGCGTTATTGAATCCGTGGAACTTTCTGGGGACCGTGTTCTTCGAGCCAAAGTCAGGTTCGGGCGCTCGGCACTTGCTCAGGAAGTTTTTCAGGACGTTGTCGATGGTATCCGGTCGAATGTTTCGGTAGGCTATCGCGTCAACAAAATGGAGCGATCCACGACGAATAAGGACGAGTACCTTGTTCGCTCTTGGTCGCCCCTTGAGGTATCTGTCGTTTCTATCCCTGCTGACCCGTCAGTTGGCGTGGGTCGTAGCGCGGCTGCTCTCGAACCCAAACCTACCATTGAACCATCCATCAAGAAGGAAGTCAAAATGACTGACGAAGTAAACTTGGATGCGGTTCGGGCCGAAGCTGCTGAAGCTGCCGCTCGTAACGCCTCCGCAATCATCGAACTCGCCGCCCGTCACAACAAGCGTGACCTTGGCGATGCCGCCCTCCGTTCGGGCAAGAGCATTGAGCAATTCCGTGGTGAACTGCTTGACGTAATCGGTTCGGACAAGCCACTTGCAAACGAAGACATCGGCATGACGAAGAAAGAAATTCGTCAGTTCTCGGTTGTTCGTGCAATTGCCGCTCTTGCAAACCCAACTGACCGTCGCCTCCGTGAAGCTGCTGCATTCGAGTTTGAAGTCTCGGAAGCTGCTGCACAGCGTTATGGCCGTGGCGCACAGGGCGTTATGCTCCCAACAGACGTTCTCGGCGTTTGGAAGCGTGACCTGAACACCAGCGATGACAACGAAATCGTAGCAACGAATTTGCTTGCTAACGAGTTCATCGACGTTCTGCGTAACTCTTCGTCGGTAATGCAAGCTGGTGCGCGTATGCTCCCAGGTCTGCAAGGCAACGTAGCAATCCCTAAAAAGGCCTCTGCATCTGCTTCTGGCTGGATCAGCACCGAAGGTGGCGCTGCTTCTGAGTCGGAACCAACCTTCAGCACAGTTTCGCTGACACCAAAGAACATCGGTGCGTTCACCGATATGACCCGTCAGTTGATCCTCCAATCGACTCCTGCCATTGAGCAGTTGGTCCGTGACGATTTGACACAGGCTCTGGCCTTGGCAATCGACAAGGGCGCATTGGAAGGTTCGGGATCGTCCGGTCAGCCAACAGGTATCTTGAACACTTCCGGTGTCAACAAGCCAACCTCGTTTGCTGCCGCTGTTCCAACTTTTGCTGAAATGGTTGCTTTGGAAACTGCTATCGCAGAAGACAATGCTCTGTTTGGCAACTTGGCCTACATCACGGACGCAGCCACTTACGGCGGTCTGAAGACGAAGGTAAAGGACGCTGGTTCGGGCATGTTCGTCCTCGAAGGCGGTCAAGCTAACGGTTACAACGTAATCCGCACTCAGCAAGCAACTGCTGGTAACGTTTACTTCGGTAACTTCGCTGACTGCATGATTGGTATGTGGGGTGGCCTCGACCTGACGGTTGATCCATACACCGCATCCACCAGCGGTACTGTACGCATTGTTGCGCTTCAGACTGTTGACGTTGCACTTCGCAACGCAGTCTCGTTCGCGTACAACAACGACGGCGCATAAGTAATGTTGAGGGCTGATATTTGGAAGTCATATCAGCCCTCGACTTCTTCGGAGAATGATATGCAATACAAGTGCATTCGTGGCGTAATAACATCGCAAGGCCCACTGAACGTGGGTGATGTTGCTACCCTTCCACATAGCGAGGCTTTGGTGCTTATCGCTCATAAGAAAATCGAAATCTTTGAAGAGGCAGTCCGCGTGGCTGAAGCACCAAAGGTTGAGCATCGTGATCCTGTAACCACAGAAATAGAAAATCGCGATCCTGTCATTAAGCGCAGTTCCAAGAATGGGGATTGAGAGCGCAGATGATATTCTCGATTTCTTTGAAGTCGATGATTTTGCAGACACTGCCACTTACACAAGAGTAGGTGGCAGTGCCGCTTCTGTGAACGGCATATTTGATGCCCCGCAAGCCAGCCGTGGCGCAACAGACCTGATGGAGATTACAATCCCATCGCCGCAGTTTGTTTGCCGCACTACTGATGTGCCTTTGGCCGCTGATGGCGATGAAATAATCATTCGCTCTGTAACTTATAACGTGCGGGTTGTTTTGACGGATGGAACTGGCGTAAGTACCCTTATTCTCGAAAAGGTGTAGCATGAGCCACGTTCGGCAACAGATCAGAGATTATGCTGCCACCCTGCTGGTAAACTTTATCTACGACAGGTTCGGGATTGTAATTCTGGACCGATTCAATGTTGAACTTGCTACTAGGCAATCTGGTGGTTTGCTTGCCACAGGAACATTGTACAAGTTTCGTAAATATGCGCTTGATGATGCACAGCTTCCGGCACTGATTGTTTACACGACAAACGATGTAACCAACCTTGCCACTATCGGCAGTCGCACTTTGTCACACAATCTTGAATTAAGAGTTGATGTAATTAACAAAGGATCAAGCCTAGACATCTTTGAAAACATAGAGGCTTTCTGCGCTGAATTGAATGGCGCAATCGAAGCTGACTATAGCTTTTCAGGACTTGTCAAAAGCTGTGTGCTGACGCAATCAGATTTCAGCGTCAATACAACTGGCGAAAAGGCAATTGGCACTGGCAAAATGATCTTTGACGTTAAGTACATGACCGCCATCAATAACTGCCAGGTGTCTATCTAATGTCGCACATTAATAATCAGATACGCGACCGAATCGCTGACATCATAGGCGCTTTGCCTTTCTTTTCTGGGCGCGTGTATAAGATGCGATCCTACGCATTGGATGATGAGAAACTTCCAGCGGCTGTGATATACACAAACAGACAAACTAATTCTCTGGCGACCATAGGAACAAAAACATCTATGGGATCACTGCAAGTTTTTGTAGAGATTTTTATTAAGGGCCAAAGTTCAACAATCATAAACCAGATAGATGATGCTTGTGTTTTGATTGAGGATGCGATTGGTTCTGATTTCCAGTTGTCAGGATTAGTGAAAAGCTGTATTCTATCTGAGTCTGACGTTGACATTAATGTTGAAGGCGAGAAGCCAGTTGCTAATGCACGGTTGTCTTACGCAGTCCAATATGTTACGCTGCTTGCTGATCTGGAGACACCGCGATGAAGATGGTCAAAATTTACAACGCCCAAGGCGATGAAATACTCGCTTGTGAGGTTGATCTGGAAAATTACCAATCTAAGGGTTGGGATGTAAAGAAGGCTGCAAAGCCAAAGGTTCAAGCAGAGAAAGTCGAGGAGTCTGAGTAATGGCTACGCATACTGGTTCAGAGGGAACGCTTAAAGTTGGTGCGAACACCATCGCAGAGATTCGCTCTTACTCTTTGGAAGAAACCGCTGACACTGTTGAAGATACTTCGATGGGTGATAGCTATCGTAGCTTTAAAACGACTCTGAAGGGCTGGTCTGGCTCTGTTGACGTATTCTGGGATGAGACTGACACAAACGGTCAGGTTGCTCTTGTAGTGGGTGCTCAGGTCACGATCAGCGTATTTCCAGAAGGTGCGTCGGCTGGCGTGTCTGAAAAGTATTATACCGGAACAGCGACTGTGACAGGAAAGACCATCACGGGCAGCTTTGACGGCATGGTGGAATCGACAATCACGCTTCAAGGCACTGGTGCTTTGACTGAAGCAACACTGGCGTAAGGATAAGACATGGCTACCCATACTGGTTCAGAAGGCACAGTTCGCGTTGGCTCGACCAACAACGTGCTTGAAATTCGTTCGTACTCGGTTGAGGAAACTGCGGATACTGTTGAAGATACTTCAATGGGCGATAGCTATCGCACGTTTAAGACTACTTTGAAAGGTTGGTCTGGTTCGGTTGATGTGTTCTGGGACGAAACAGACACCACGGGCCAAGGCGCATTAATCCCTGGCGCTGAAGTGGCTATCCGCTTTTACCCAGAAGGTGCAGTTTCCACTGACGTTTATTACACAGGTCAAGCCATTGTTACTGGCAAGACCATCACAGGCAGCTTCGATGGTATGGTGGAATCCACTATCACTGTTCAAGGAACAGGGGCTTTGACCAGCGCGGCTGTATAATTAGAAGGATATTAATATGAGTATTGCCAAGCGTATTGCAGAGCGAACATCGAATAAGCGTCACATTGACGTTGCAGAGTGGGGTGATGAGGGCAAGCCAGAGAAGGTCTATTACGGCCCTCTGCTTGCTGGTGAACTGAACCGCATTCAGCGCAAGCATCCTAAGTTTCTGAGCGACACATCATTTGATGCAATGGTTGACCTTATCATTCTTAAAGCTGAAAATGGTCAGGGTGAAAAGCTATTTACGCTTGAGGACAAAGCTGTTCTAATGCGCGAAGAAGTGTCTGTGATTTCGACGGTTGCCGCTGCATTTATGAGCGGTGAAAGCGTTGAGGAGCAGGAAAAAAACTAAGGGACGATCCGTTTAGGTATAATTTAATTACCCTAGCGGATCGGCTCGGCAAAACCATTGCAGAGATTGAACTTGTTTCAATTGAAGAGTATAATGAATGGGTCGCTTATTTTAACCTGAGCGAAGAAAGGCAAAAGCGTGGCGGCCCAAAACCAAAAAATTGAGTATTTGTTTGCCGCTCAGGTTACTGGGCAGAATGAACTTAAAAAGCTGACTGCCGCCGTTGACGGTCTTCGCAAGGAAATGGACGCGCTAAGGGCTGCTAATGGCCCTCTTGCTGCTGGCATGGGCGCAGTTGAGGGGGCAGCCAGAAAATCTGGAAAGGGGCTTGACGAAGCCTCTAAGGCAATCCGTAATCACCGCCAAGGTGTCCAGCAAGCTGGTATGCAGCTTAATGACTTTGCGACCAGTGTATCAACTGGTGCAAGTCCCCTACAGGCATTTAACCAGCAAATAGGTCAAATTGGCTATGCTATGTCCATGATGGGCGGCGTGGCTGGTAGGATTGGTTCGTTCCTTGCTGGGCCTTGGGGTGCTCTTGTCATTGGCGCAGCAATGGCTGTTAGCTTCTTTGTAGAAAAGCTAATGGCTGGTGAAAAAGCTGCCGCCCAACTGGAAATTGCTTCTTCTGCATTAAGTTCAGGGCAGTCTGCTCTTGGCGACATGTTCGACATGACGAGCGGCAAGATAAAAAGTAACACACTTGAAACTCGCCTTAACACGCTTGCCAAGATTGAAAATCTTAAAGCAACAGCGGCAGAGCAAAAGGCTACGCTAACTTCTTTGAATAAGAGAATCCAAGGAGTTGGATTTTTTAACAACGTAATGGACAAGCTTGGAATGATTGGAACTGGGTTCTACTCAGAGGGCTTGGGTTCGGCTGGTGGTTTATTTCCAGGCCTTACAGGCGGTATGGCTCAGATTGATAAAAACAGGGCTGATCTTGTTAAGTTTTCAAAAGATGTTGAAAAGGCAATGTCGGACGCCGAAAAAGGCGTGGCTGGTGCTGATAAGCAAATTGAGAAACTTTTCCGAAGAGTTGATAAGTTAGACGTTAGGGGCACTGGGCGTGACAAGACAGAATTGCGGCAAGCACTGCTTAGTGGAACGTCTGGAGCAGCGTTGGAAGCCTTAATTCCAAAGCTGGAGCAATCAGTTAATCAAGGTTCTGTCGCGGCAGGGCTTTTGAAGCCAGACAACAAAAGGGAGCGAAAGCCAAAGGTTGTTTCTGAGACTGATAAACTGCGCGCTGCTCAAAAGGCTCTTGTTGAAGAGTTTGAACTTGGAAATTTAACTTTAGCAGAATTTGAAACCAAACTTGTTGCTGTTACAGACAAATTTGGTGACGCAAAGAATCCGGCAGAAGATTATTTGAAGCAGTTCAAAGAAGCCAATGACAATGTTGAGAAATTTAAAAAGTCAACAAACGACCTAACGACAAAGGCGCTGCCAGATTACATAAGCAAACTTCGTGACCTAGAAGCGCAATACGAAAACATTCAAAAAAGTGAAAAAATGACGGGCGATCTTCAGATCGGCTTCATGAATGCAATTAAGGCTACTGCTGCTGGCCCTATAGATACCCTTATTAAGAAGTATGAAAACCTTCATACTGGCATGACGCAGTTTGAGCAGGACCAGGCTGCGGCAAAGGCTGTGCTTGATGCACTAAGCGCGGAAACTGGCGAGGCCGCTGGAGTGGGCGCTGATGCTGCTAGCGCAGCTATCGGCAGATTAACCAAGGCAATGGATGATGCCAGAATCAGAGAAAAGAATGAGGAAATAAAGAACTCATTTGAAGCAATTGGCAACTCTGTCAGCGAAGCCTTCAAAGGTATGCTTACTGGCGCTATGTCGTGGAAAGATGGTATGCGAAGCCTTATTGGTTCTGTGATAGACCAGTTGTGGAAACTGTTTGTTGTGCAGAAGATCGTCGGCCTTATTACTGGTGCGTTTGGTGGCGCAACTGCGTCCCCTAATGCTGCTAGCGCCAGTGGAAACATCGGCATGAGTAGCCCCGGCAAATTTATGCCTCTTACATTAAGAGCATTTGGTGGTTCAGTCGCAGGCAATACGCCCTACATGGTTGGCGAACGTGGACCAGAACTTTTTGTTCCTGGTGGCAATGGCACAATCATTCCTAACGGCAATATGCGCGGTGGCGGTGGTGGCGGAAGCCCTATCAGCATCAACGTAGACGCCCGTGGCTCAAGCGATCCAGCAGCAGTCCGCGCTCAGGTGCAACAGGGCATCCTTGAGGCTGCTCCGGCAATCATCGCAGCGGCAGAGTCACGCACAATTGCAGGGCTGCGCAGACCGCGCCTTGGTGGAGTTATGCAGTAATGGCGACAATCACATATCCCTCAACACCCAAAGCGCAGGGTATGTCTTGGCGGCTGGTTATGCCAGCGCAGACGAACGTATCTGATTGGACGGGTCGGCGTCAAACCATAGCGTCAGGTCGAGGCTGGTGGGAATGCCAAATTACTCTGCCGCCAATCGTAGGCACAACCAACATTAATGCTTGGAGGGCGTTTACGGCTAAATCTCGTGGCGGTGCTAATGATTTCCAGATACCAGTTGATACGACTGCGCAGTCCACATCATCTGCCACACCTTCGGTGAATGGTGCTAACCAGACAGGCCGACAGCTTAACACAGACGGCTGGACACCATCTACTACTCCTCTAGTGGCTGGTCAGTTCGTTACCATTAATAATCAGCTTTTGCAGTTGACTGAAAACGTAACGGTTAATGGGTCTGGCGTGGCAACACTAACCTTTGAGCCATCTATCCGCGTATCTCCATCTGATAACGCTGCAATCGAATACAAGAATCCGTTTTGCCTAATGTATCTGGTAGAGGAGCCAACGCTTTCAGTTGAGGCGGGTTATGTATATAACCTCTCGCTGAATTTACGGGAGTCCTTCTAATGGTTGATCCAACCACACAAGCTGCGCTTGAAGCCACAGTCGTTAATTGGCGCGTTCTAATTTACGCTGACTTTGTTGGTGATGTCTTGCGTGGCACAAGTGGCCTTTACGACAAGGTTATTTCTGAATCAGGCGACGCAGAACTCGATGGTACTTACGATAGTTTTGACCACAATCTGATCAATGTTTCGACTGTGAAGCACAACGAATCTGGCTCGGATACTGTGTCGATTTCCATGAGCGGACTTCTGGTAAACAACGCTGACTTTTTGGCTATTATTGGCGATAAGTCAAAGTGGCAGGGACGCATTGCGCGGCTTTGGTTTTATTGCGTTAATGAGAATGAAGGCCAAGTCGGTTCTATAATTCCTTATTACACAGGATACATGAACGAGGTTAGTATCGCGGGTAGTGCTGAAAGCCAAACAGTAACCCTTACAATCGAAAACTATTTGGTCAGCATCGCTGGCGCACAGAATAAGACATACTTAATTCAAAACATTTACGATGCTGGCGATTTATCTGCTGAAGCGTCTATCTCTGCGGCCAATGGTATGGCTGGCGCTGGCGCATATATGTATGGTCCCGGTGGCGGTAATGGTTCTGGTGACGGTGGTGTACCTGGATCTCAAAATACGGATTTCAGATGAGAATAAATGCTTGGGAAGACGCTCTATCTAATTACATCGCCACTAAGCGGCATGAGCCGTTTGAGTATGGCGTAAATGACTGCTGCCTGTTTGCCGCAGGGGCTGTCGAGTCTATTACCGGCGAAGACCCTATGCCTGAGTTTCGCGGCCAGTACGATAGCCTGAAAGGCAGTCTCAAGGCCATTAAGGACATTGGCGCAGGAACCCTTGAGGCGACTATGGATAGCAAGTTTCCGGAAGTTGCAATAGGTCATGCCCAGCGTGGAGACTTGGCTTTCTTTGATGACAGCGTTGGTGTAGTAATGGGTGGATTCGCTTATTTCGTTTCCGACGATGGGCTGGAGCGCATTAACCGATCCCTATGGGACAAGTGCTGGGGTGTTGGCCGTGGGTAAGACTTTAAGAACTGTTGCGATAATTGCGGCCTCTGTCGCGATGATCGTTTATGCACCGCAACTCGCGCCTATTTTTCTAGGTTCCACGGCAACTGCGGCAGCAACAGCCGCAACGGTAGCCACTATTACGGCCATAGGCGCTTCAATCGCGCTTTCCACAGCATCGATGGCATTGTTTGGTCCTAAAGTACCAAAGACTCAAATGTCACGATTAAACGTCAGCCTTGATCCATCCACGCCACGCAAGGTTGTGTTTGGCACAACGGCGATGCCTCTCGACCTTCGCTATCACGAATCCAGTGGCACAGACCAAGAATATGTTGATTATATTATTGCTGTTGCCGCTCATAAAGTTGCGTCAATTAATGAAATATGGTTTGAAGAAAAGCAAGCGTGGACACTTGCTGGCGGTGTTACGGCCACTTACTCTGATTATTTGACGATTGCAGTTCGCACTGAGGGAACTGATGCCAACTACATTTCCATTAACGGTGGCTCTAAGTGGGGTGCAAGCCGTCGCCTTACAGGCTGCGCATATGTGCATTTACGCATTAAGCGTACTGGGAATGATAAGAAGCAAGATAGCCCACTGGTAAACGGCTTACCTAGCCGCGTAACAATCATTGGCGACGGCGCTTTGCTTTATGATCCACGCAAAGACAGCACTGTGCCTGGTGGCTCTGGTACGCATCGTGCAACTGACCAAAGCACTTGGGGTGTTTACACAAATGCTGATGACACCGACAACCCAGTGCTGCAATTGCTTTGGTGGTTAATCGGCTGGGAAATCAATAACAAATTATCTGTAGGCTGCGGAGTACCGTATGGTCGAATTGATATGGAATCGTTCATTACAGCAGCTAACATTTGTGATGAGAACGTCACTTTAGCAATTGGCGGAACTCAGAAACGCTATCGCTCAAGCGGCACGGCTTCAGATTCTGATGACCGCATGGAAATTATCAATAACCTTCTTGCTTCAATGAATGGCACACTCCGTGACAACGGTGGTAAGTTGACAGTAACAGCAATGAAAAACGATCTTGCTGATTACGTCCTTGACCTTAATGAAGGCGACATGATCGGTGGGTTTGATTGGCAGCAAACTCGTGGCTTGACCGACAACTACAACATTGCCCGTGGCCGCTATGTTGATCCATCAAATAATAGCCTTTATCAAATGGTAGACTATCCACAGGTCGGTTTCGCTTCACCGGACGGTGTAGAGCGAGTTATGTCACTTGACCTGCCATATGTAGAAGATGGGCGCAGGGCGCAGCGCATCGCCAATCAGGTATTGCAGCGCAACCAGTATCGCGGGTTGTTCTCCACAACCTTTAACGCCAAAGCTCTTGGCTGTCAGGTTGGCGATATTGTGCGCGTTAATTTATCTTCTCTTGGGTGGGCGGATAAACTATTCCGCGTTGTTAGCCAAGAGATTCGCTTTGACGGTCAAGTGCCAATGGCATTGATCGAAGAAAATGCTGCCATTTACGCCTGGGACTCAAATGAAAGCGCACCCATAACGGCAACCGCACCGACCATCTACAACCCGCTGAACAACCCATTGATCCTCGCCATCACAGATGCAGAGGCAGTGTTGGATGGTAAGATTACCAGCTTCTATCAATCAACAACGCCAACTGCTGACGGCATTGGCGACATTTGGTTTGATACCGATGACGGCAATAAAATGTATCGTTGGAATGGCGTTTCTTGGGCAGATGCTCAGGATACTGAAATTACCACAGCAATTAGTGCGGCATCAAATGCCCAAGCCACCGCTGACGGCAAGGTTACAACCTTTTTCCAAGCCACCGCCCCAACGGCTGAGGCTGTCGGTGATCTCTGGATGGATTCTGATGACAAGAACAAGATGTACCGCTGGAGTGGGTCATCTTGGGTAAGCGTCAGGGATGCCGGTAAAGTCACAACATTCTATGCTGCCAGCGCCCCTACGGCAGAGGCAATTGGCGACCTTTGGTATAATACCAGCACCCTAATCTTGCAAAGGTGGAATGGTTCAGCTTGGCAAGATACCGCAAACTTTGGCGCTACATCAGCGCAAATATCTGCGATTGATGCTGCGCAACAAGACGCAAACAACGCCTTAGCCTTGGCTGACAGCAAGATCGAAACATTTTTCCAAACCACCGCGCCAACAGGTGCTTCGGTTGGTGACCTCTGGTTCGATACTGACGATGAAAACAAGTTGTATCGCTACAGCGGCAGCACATGGGTTCTTGCTCAAGATGGGATGATCGCTGATGCAATTACCTCTGCGGCTGGCGCACAGGCTACGGCTGACAGCAAGATTGTCACCTTCTTTGCCACCACTACGCCGACTGCCGAAGCAATTGGCGACCTTTGGTATGACAGTTCGACACTGCTGCTGAAGCGTTGGAGTGGATCGGCTTGGGTTAATACAGCTACCAATGGCGCACCTTCTGGCACTACCGTTGGCGGTAGAGATGCGGACACAATTGCTGGAACAATTAAAACTGATGGCATTGTTAACACCGATAAGGTAAACACCGCGTCTGTTTTAAACAATTCTATTACGAAGACCACGACTGTCGCGTCGAGTACAAACGTAACAATCGCGAGTACAACAGACGGTGATCCTGCAAATTGGACGGTTGTTCAGTCAGTTGCCGTGACAACAACTGGTGGGGATGTCGTTATAAGCGCCAACTTTAATGCACTTTGCCAAGAAGGCTCTACAAGCACTTTTGCCAGGTTTGGGGTTGAATATGCTCTCTATTTGGAAAGCATTGCTTTGACTCAAGTTGCAAGGGCGCAAATGACAGTTATATCTGGAATAACAAATTATTATTACGTTCCAGTCACTATAACCGCTGTTCGTTCTGGATTGGCTGCGGGAACATACACGGCCCGTATTTATGCTAGACGAACAGGCGACAGCGTTGCTGGGTCAGGCGCATCTACATCCACAGCTACGCGGTCACTTGTTCTTACGGAGTTCAAGAAATGAATTACATAATTTACAAGAAAATTGACGGTGACATCCGTTGCAGCATTTCATGCTTGGTTGAGGACATCGACATAAACTGCGGTGAGGATGAAGCCTATATGGAACACCAGCCCGTCGATGACTCAAAGTACAAGGTTGATCTAGACACATTGGATGTTGTCCCAATAGAGCCTGAGCCATAATACAGAGTTGGCATCTAACTCTTAAAATGCTAAGAAGAATCCGAAGGGATAAGCATGGCCTATATTTACGACCTGACTGACACTTGGGGCAATTCTTTAATTGCTTTCGATGGCATTAAAATCAACGTAAATGATACGGCCAGCGCCGCTGGGTCAAAGCTGCTTGACCTACAGATCAATGGTAGTTCCAAATTTCGTGTCGGCAAGACCGGAACTGTGACTGCCACTGGGATTGTGGAAAGCACAACTGGTGGATTTAAGTTCCCAGATGGAACTATCCAAACAACCTCAAGTCTTGGTATTGTAGGCCCTGCTGGTCCCCAAGGCCCACAGGGGATTAAAGGCGACACTGGCGCGACAGGCCCAACTGGAGCCACTGGAGCGACAGGTCCGCAGGGACCTCAAGGCGTTAAGGGCGACAAAGGCGATACTGGAGATACTGGCGCAACAGGTGCTACTGGACCACAAGGCCTAAAGGGCGATAAGGGTGATACAGGAAACACTGGCGCTACAGGTCCGGCTGGCGCGCAAGGCGTTAAGGGTGATACGGGCGACCAAGGCCCACAAGGTATCCAAGGCGTTAAAGGTGACAAGGGTGATACTGGCGACACTGGCGCTCAGGGTCCCCAAGGCACACAAGGCATTCAAGGTGAAACTGGCCCTGCCGGACCTACAGGCGCGACTGGGGCCACTGGAGCCACTGGTCCTGCTGGCGAAACTGGTCCTCAAGGTATCCAAGGAATCAAAGGCGATACGGGCGACCAAGGACCTGCTGGGGCAACTGGTGCTACTGGTGCTACCGGAGCCACTGGTCCGCAAGGGCCACAAGGTATTCAAGGCGAAACTGGTGCGCAGGGGGCAACGGGGCCACAGGGACCTCAAGGTGTCCAAGGTATCCAAGGTGAGCAGGGCGCTGGCCTGTCGATCTTGGGAACGCTTGCAAGCGAATCTGAATTGCCAGCCACAGGCAATGATGGTGATGCTTATCTGATCGATGGCGATCTTTGGGTTTGGGCTGATACCGATTGGGAAAATGTCGGCAACATCCAAGGTCCGCAAGGAGCGACTGGAGCGCAAGGGCCGCAGGGTCCTCAAGGTGTTCAGGGCGAGACTGGTGCGCAAGGCATTCAGGGTATCCAAGGTGCGACTGGAGCAACTGGCCCACAGGGCGCACAAGGCGTTAAGGGTGACACTGGTAACACCGGGCCTCAAGGTATCCAAGGTGAAACTGGGCCACAGGGACCGCAGGGAATCAAGGGCGACACGGGCAACACTGGTGCGACTGGTGCTACTGGCGCTACAGGTCCGCAGGGCGAAACTGGACCTCAAGGGATTCAGGGCATCCAAGGTGTTAAGGGTGATACCGGAGATACCGGCCCAACGGGCGCTACTGGTGCAACTGGACCCGCTGGCCCAGGCATAGCTTCTGGCGGTGCTGTTGGGCAGTTTATCCGCAAAGCTACAACTACTGACTACGCAACAGAGTGGGCTACCCTTTCGACTGTTGCGCTTACTGGAGCCTATGCCGATCTTTCTGGTAAGCCGACAAACGTATCGAGCTTCACCAATGATGCTGGTTATATTACTGGCATTAGCTCTGGTGATGTCACGACTGCGCTTGGCTACACGCCAGCCGCTTCTGGCGCTAACTCTGACATTACATCAATGACAGGCATCACAGGCGGAATATCATCGCCTGACTTTATCCAGTTTGACACAACGGCAACAGTCACACCTGCGACTGGGCGCTTGTATTTCAATGATGGCGAAGGTGGTCTGGCTTACACGCTAAAGGGCGGCAATGTCGTTCAAGAGGTGGGGCAATCGCAGCAAGTGCTGGTTTATAACGGCACGGGCGCTACCTTGAACAAGGGTCAAGTGGTTTACAGCAATGGAGCGCAAGGTCAGCGCCCTACGGTTGCACTGGCATTGGCTACAAGTGACGCAACATCTGCACGGACACTGGGTATTGTTGCAGAAAGCATTGCTAACGGCGCGGAAGGTTGGGTAACAACCCTTGGCGTTGTTGAGAATATTAATACCTCTGCATTTACTGCTGGCGCACAGCTTTATCTGTCAGGTTCAACGGCTGGCGCATTGACGGCGACTAAGCCTGTTGCTCCCATCCACATGGTTTACGTTGCTCGTTGTATCAAAAGCAATGCCAGTTCTGGACGCCTGTTTGTCACGGTACAAAACGGCTACGAACTTGATGAGCTTCATGATGTGGCTGCTGTTTCACCAAGCAACGGCCAAACGATTGTTTACAACAGTACGACAAGCCTTTGGGAAAAGAACACTGTATCGCTGACCGCTGGCGTTAATGGCACACTTCCTGCTGCAAGCGGCGGGACTGGGCTAACGTCACCTGGCACTACTGGCAATGTGCTGGTAAGCGACGGCACGAATTGGACAAGTGCTGCCCCTGCTGGTGGCGGAATAAACTATACAACAAAAACATCTTCATACACTGCAGCCGATAAAGACGGCATTCTTGCAAATACCAGTGCTGGCGCTTTCACCGTCACCCTGCCATCATCTCCTTCGGCTGGTAATCAAGTAATCATCGCTGACGCTGCTGACACATGGGGTAGCAACAACCTTACGATTGCTCGAAATGGGGCAACTATTGAGGGATTATCTGAAAACCTTGTCTGCGACATAAACGGCGCAAGCATACAGTTGATTTACACTGGTAGTACATGGCAAGTGTATGCCCAGATTGGCGCTGCATCAGGTAGTGTTCTAACAGCCGCTGCTATCGGCGTAACCATCCAAGGCTACGATGCCGACCTCCAAGCAATTGGTGCGCTGTCTGGCACTTCTGGTCTGCTCCAGAAGACCGCCGCTGACACTTGGACGCTAAACACAACAGCATATGCGCCAGTAGCCTCGCCTACCTTCAGCGGCACAGTTTCTGATGGCCTTGGGAAGCTACGCGCCATCCCACAGACAGGGGCTGCAAAGACAGGTAGCTACACGCTGACTACGGCTGATGTTGGAACATTCGTCAATGTCGGCAGTGGTGGTAGCGTAACTATTCCAAACTCTACCTTCGCAACTGGCGATGCCATTTCGATCTACAACGACACAACTGGCAACATCACCATTACTTGTTCGATCACGACTTCGTACATTGGCGGCACGAACACTGACAAGAATACCATGACACTTGCCACACGCGGCGTTGCTACGATCTTGTTTATCAGTGGTACGGTATGTGTTGTTTCGGGGAATGTCAGCTAATGACTGCTATTCAAATGGCACTTTTGGGTGGAGCGCCGTCACCCACTACTATATGGGATCTTAAAGTTAGCTCGGCCCCAGAAGGGTTAAATTATTACCCAGGCCAGTCATCTCTCCAGACGCAATTTAGCGCGACTTACGGGTATCAGACAGCCGGAGATGCTAGTGGTTCTGTGTATGAATTACAGACTGCTGGAGCCTACGCCGGAGAATATCTATTTCAGACTAGCGTATTAGTTACTAATAACTGCTCTGACCCTGCAATAGCGATATTTTCTTCCAACGGCATTACACCAGTTTGGGCTTGGTCTGCGAACGGTAGTCGCATTTCTCTGCAATGCGACTGCACTACACCTGGACTGTTCGGAACATCATCATCAAACAGTTCCAGTGGTACATTATCCCCAAGCTCAGATTATTTTATAACTATGCACTTGTGGCATGAACCATCTCTTAATCGCACTAGGGCACGCGTAACTGTTGGTCTTAATGATTGGACCTTGTCTGGGACTCAAATCGGTAACGAAATGTCGATTAGTGACAACTACGGTGCGACTCCCGTGTATTGCGGCCTATCTTCAGATTACGACGGTGCAAGTGTAGGCTCTACATCTACAAATTTTCAAACGCTGCGTGTGACTAAGTTATGAATATAACACGGGAAATAATAAATGAGCGTGTGCAGACATGCTCCGAATGCGAGCATTTGTTGCTGGGCTTTTTGTGTGGTAAATGCGGCTGTCCGATCAAACGTAAAGCGCGGAAAGTACCTGCTGGTTTTTGTCCGGCTGGACTGTGGAAGCGATAGGAGTTTTAATGGCTAATCTTTCCAACATTGTTGTCCCATCAAACGTCTTGACTGCGGTAAACACTCAGACTGTGACCAATAAGACAATCTCGTTCTCCGGTAACACGCTGACCGGAGTGGCTCCGCTTGCGTCCCCGACATTTACTGGCACGGTTACTCTGCCTTCTGGGACTTCGCTTGCGACTCCTACCTTCACAGGAACATCCACCATAGCGACAGCCGATCAGCTTGGTCCGGTTCGCGGTAGTTTGACTGCGGTTGCGGCCTTGGACATTGACTGTTCCTTGGGTAACTTCTTTACCAAGACCATCAACGGGAACAGCACGTTCACGTTTAGCAACCCGCCATCCAGCCGCGCATATGCGTTTACGCTGGAACTAACACACACAAGTGGAACGGTCACTTGGCCGACTACTGTTCGCTGGCCTGGAGGCACTGCACCAACCCTGACAACCAGTCGCGTACACCTTTTCACATTTGTCACTGATGACGCTGGTACTAACTGGCGTGGTGCATCTCAGACGAACTACACGGCGTAAGGCGATGGATAACGTATCTCGCGCATTACTGATGGTCGGGGGGGCTACTGGTGCAGCGCCTGGGCAACAGGCATACACCTCATCTGGGACTTTTTCGTGGGTCGCACCAGCGGGTGTTACAAGCGTTTCTGTTGTTTGTGTCGGCGGAGGCGGCAATGGCGGTGGCGATAACGGCGGTGGTGCTGGCCTCGGATGGAAAAATAATATCTCAGTTGTGCCAGGTAGTTCATACACTGTCGTAGTTGCTAGTAATGGTAACCAACCCAGTTACTTTATATCGTCTGGCACTGTGCAAGGTAACGGTGGATCAGCCGGTGGCGGCGGATATACTGGTGATGGCGGCGGCAATGGCGGCAATGGCTATTATAACGGCGGCGGCGGCGCGGGTGGTTACACAGGTAACGGTGGTAGCAGAGGTTTCTATGGTGCATCAGGCGATAACGGCGCAGGCGGTGGCGGCGGCGGGGGCGGTTCTGGTTCTTTTATTGATGATTACATCCCGCCAAATTATGTCTACTCACAAGGCGCAGGAGGTGGCGGCGGCGGCGTCGGTATTTTAGGCCAAGGCTCTAACGGTACTGGAGGTAGCGGGGGTGGTTATCCCAGCAGCAGTCAGAATTCCGGTGGTGCTGGTACAGGTGGCTCCGGCGGGACCGCAGGGGGCGGAAAGTTTGGTGGTGGCTACGGCGGTGGCGGGGGTGGTGGCGCTTCGGTTTCTGGCTATCCCGGCTCTAATACTAGTCCCGGAGACGGATCAGGCGGCGCTGTTCGAATAATTTGGGGCACAGGTCGCTCCTTTCCATCAACTAACACTGGGAATGTATGATGTTTCTTATTGCACTCGAAAACGGTCAGCCAACAGGCAACCCAGTAGCTCTTGATAACTTCAAGCAAGTCAACCCCAGCGTATCTTTGCCGTTCCCGCTTTTGCCGGAACACATTGAGCCTTACGGCTACGGTATTTACGATTTCTCCATGCCACCAGAACACGGTGTGTTTGAGAAGCTGGAAGAAGTCGGTCCGGTTAAGTCGCCCGACAACGGCGTCTACTACCAGACGCGGATTGTCGTTCCAATGAACGAGGAAGAAATTGCTGCTCGCACAGAGCAAGAGTGGGCGGCTGTTCGCGCTCAACGCAATCACCGTCTAATTGCTTGCGATTGGACCCAGCTTCCTGATGCGCCATTGACTGATGCCAAAGCTGCAAATTGGGGATCGTATCGTCAGGCTTTGCGTGATATTACGAATCAGAGTGACCCGTTCAACATTGAGTGGCCTGTTCCGCCATTATCCGGAGAATAACATGGTCAATCTTTTGAGTATCATTTCTCATGGATACTAACACACTTTTCACCATCCTTGGCTTTGTCATCACCGCCCTTAGCTTTATTGGGGCGCTGATAACTGTCTGGGTAAATCTGACCAACAAACTGACGCTGCTTGAAGCGCGGCTGGGCTTTGGCGATGAGAAATTTCAATCCATCGACAAGAAATTTGACGAAGTAATGACGCACCTTCGCAGAATTGAAGACAAGCTGGATAACAAGGCTGACAGATCATGAAAAAATTTGTGCTGGGTTTTATCTCGTTAATTGCGTCATCGTCGATGGTGTTGGCACAGGCCACATCCACAGCGCCGACGGAATACATATATAATACGACAACCAACAGCACGACAGATAATACTAATACGTCTACCAGCACGTCCACTAACACGAACGTAAACCAGAATAATAACACGTCTACCAGCACATCAACCAGCACAAATGTAAACACTAACAATAATGTAAACCAGAATATCAATTCTGGAACGGTTACAAACATTAACCAGAACACGTCCAACGCTACTAATGTGAACACCAACACGAACGTAAACACCAGTACGAACGTAAACCAGAACACATCAACTAGCACAAACGTCAATCAGAACATAAATTCTGGGACAATGACAAATATCAATCAAAACACGTTAAATTCTACCAGCACCAATACAAACATCAACTCTGGAACGATGACGAATATCAATCAAAACACGTCCAGTTCCACTAACATAAATACTAACAATAACGTGAACCAGAATATAAACTCTGGAACAATGACTAATATTAACCAAAGTACATCGAACAACACCAACACAAACGTAAGCACCAGCACAAACGTAAATCAAAATACTTCAAGTTCCACGAACTTAAACACTAACAACAACGTCAACCAGAATATAAACTCTGGGACGATGACTAATATTAACCAAAACACATCAAATAACACCAATACAAACGTGAACCAAAACATCAATTCTGGGACGATGACTAACATCAATCAGAACACGTCTAATTCCACAAATGTAAACACGAACAATAACGTGAACCAGAACATTAATTCTGGAACTATGACTAACATTAATCAGAACACATCGAATAATACTAACACGAACGTCAACCAGAACATCAATTCTGGCACAATGACCAACATTAATCAAAGCACGTCGAGCGCCAATAATACGAACGTAAACACTAGCACGTCCACAAACGTAAATACCAACAACAATGTCAACCAGAACATTAACTCTGGAACCGTTACGTCGATCATCCAGAACACGTCGAACGTCACAAACGCAAACACAAATGTTAATCAGAACATCAATTCTGGAACTATGACTAACATTAACCAGAATACGTTGAACGCCACAAACGTGAATACGAACAATAACGTAAATCAGAATATCAACTCTGGTACTGTCACGAACATTAATCAGAACACGTTAAACGCTACGAACGTAAACCAAAATACGAATAACAGCACCAACACGAACTACAACGTGAACTCTGGCACAATGAACAACATTAACCAGAACACTTCTGACAGCACATCTGATAATACAAACCGCAATTTCAATAACGATGTCAGCACATCCACGGTGAACCAAACCGTCAACCAAAACAGCACGGTGGATAGTAAAAACACGAATAATAACATCAATACGACGAACGAAACTAGCAACAGCACGGTCAACCAGACCAGCAACAACGTCAATCAGAACAATAACGTCAACGTATCTGACAGCAAAAGCTACAGCGAGAACGTATCGCGTCAGGTCATCGACCAGAACATCAAGTCGCCACCGCCGAGCGCCATCGCGCCAAGCATGATGTCCTACAGCCAAGACCTATGCACCACTGGCCAGTCTGGCGCAGTGCAGACGCAAATCATTGGCTTGTCGGCTGGCCGCACCGTGCGTGACCAGAACTGCGAACGGATGAAGCTGTCTAAGACCCTTTACGATATGGGTATGCGTGTCGCCGCCGTCAGTCTCCTATGCCAAGACTTTCGCGTCTTTAGGGCAATGGAGATGGCCGGAACACCGTGCCCATTCTTGGGTTTGATTGGTGAGGAAGCCCGCGCCGCGTGGACCGAAAACGTCGAGCTTCGCCCTGTCAAGGATTAAGACATACCTCTTGCGGGTAGTTGTCCTGCTGACTTGTGCAACGCCTGTTCGTGCGCAAGTCTATGAGCCTGCCTTAATACCACCGCAGATCAATGGCACTCCAACGACAATGACGCCCCTTAATTTAGGCGATGACAACACAGCCCGTGTCAGCCTTGGTTTTGAGTTCGACTATTGGGGGCAGACGTTTACCGACGCATGGGTTTCATCCAACGGCTTCGTGTCTTTCCAGAGCGCCGCTAACCTGTGCTGCAATGGCGAACCGCTAGATCGGGCGCAGCGCAACACGATATACGGCTACTGGTCAGACTTAATCAGCTATACTGGCAACCCATATTACCGTCGCGACGATAATTCTATCCTATTTGGCTGGTACGGCACGAACGAGTACGGCACAAATAACAGTAGCACCTTCGAGATAGGTCTTTTTTCGGACGGTAAGATTCAACTGAATTACGGTAATCTGGGTTTCTCAGGTTGGCGCGATTTCACCGCAGGCATCACAGGCCCAAACCCTGAAGACAACATTCCGCTTTTTTACGGGCGTAACGCGCAGTATCTTCAGAACCAGTCCGGCATTCTTTCATGGGTTGCGCCGACGCCTATCGTGACCGTTGACTGCAATCTGACACCTATGGACCCAAGCTGCCCACCAGCCAGTATCGAAACCATTGCAGACCCTGTGGCTGCGATTGCCGAAGCCGTTGAGCAGAGCGCGGAGCTTACGACAGAGCAAATAGAAGAGGTGCAAGAGACAGCCACAGATGCACTGGAGCAAGTGCAGGAGATAAGCGAAGTGGCCGTCGAAGTTGAGCAGATGGAGGAAGTCGCGGAAACCGAGGAGGTTGCAACAATCGCTGACGAGCCGGAGGCGGATGTGGAGGTTAGTGTGCGCGAGGTTGAAGCGGTTGAGCGCCTTGATCCAGATCAGGTTGCTGCTCTGGCCGCAACTGGCACAGACGCAACCGAAAGATCGGAATCAGAACAATCAACTGCAATGGATGTTGATCAGCCAGAAGTAGCGGAGAAATCTGACCAAGTTGATTCGTTGAATGCAGACGATCCAGACACAACCCAGCAGTCTGAACTAAGTCAAGAAGTTGCGTCTGAGGCAAGTCTTTCTGACATAACGGAGCAGCCGGATCAGCCCTTTGCGCCTGAAACAATTGAATTAGACGCAACCGAGCGGCTGGAACTAAGTCAAGAAGTTGTGTCTGAAGCCACTGTCTCTGAGATAACGGAGCAGCCGGATCAGCCCTTTGCGCCTGAAACAATTGACTTAAATGCAACCGAGCGTCTGGAAATAAGCCAAGACAATGTGCTTGAGGCGACTGTCTCTGACATAACCGAGCAGTCGGAACAGGCTGACACGTTTGAAGCAATTGAATCAGACGCAGTCGAGCGGCTGGAAATAGATCAAAACCCGGCGTTGAGCATAACCGGACCAGACGTAGTTGAGCGGCTGGAATTAGAACAATCCCCTGTGCTTGTCGCATCCGACCAAGATGCAGTCGAGCAGTCGGAGCCAGAACAACCCGCTACGCTGTCGCCAACCACTCCAGACATATCCGAGCGGGTAGAGTCTGAACAATCCTCTGCACTAGATTCAATTGGTCCAGACGCAACAGAGCGCGTAGAGCAAGAACAAGCACCTTCGCTTGCCGTAACTGTGTCAGAAGTAACTGAGCGGGTGGAGGTAAATCAGACTCCAGCGTCTGCCATCGCAGATGTGATTGAGCAACCTGAATTAAATCAAGCCCCCGCACTGGCTGTAGCCAATTCGGAAGTTAAAGAAAGCGCACAACAGCAAGAGAGTGGTATGCAGGAGGTGCAGGATACGTCTTCGTCAAATACCTTCTCAGCGCAAGCGCGTTTCGAGAGCGCATTTAGCGAGTCGTTCGTGCAAGGGCCAAGTATATCTTCGGCGCAAAGCGTTTTGCCATTGGATGCGACTATATCGGTAACCAGCCCAGTATCTATGGCAAACGCAGTTGAGGTTCTAAGCCTTGGCCCACCCCCTGCGGCATCTTCCAACGAAAACACTACGCAGACCGAAAGCGGAATGTCCGAAGGGCAAAGCGAAACAATATCGGAGATCGGCACAGTACCTGGCTTTGCGGCGTACACCCAAGCGTCTTTACAAGATAGGGCTGACTTTTATGCAGTTCGTGATATATATCGCAGACGTAGGCTGCAAGACGCAAACTTTGAGTTGTATCGATTGATGCAGACAAACGATGCCAGATGGCAGGAGATGGTAGATGAGCAATACAAATGATGAAAAAGAAGAGCCAAAGGTATCCTTTGATGAAAGCGGTTTCAGCTTCAACATTGGTGGCCTGAGCAGCGGCAAGATCGCAATCATCTTTGCTGCATTCTCCACAATCCTTGGTGGCTTGTGGGCTGGATTCCAAGTGTATCAGCAATTCCTGACCATGCAGGAAGTGACGGCGGCATATGTTCCGCCAGACTTGTCTGGCATTGAAGGCCGCATTTCGGTTCTTGATGAGCGCGTCACAAGCGTTGAGCGGCTTACCAAGATCAACAGCGAAGCCTTAAATTACATGACGGGCAGCATCAGCAGCAGCGTCAGTGGAACGCGCCAGACCGTTGATGCTGTCTCCAGTAGCGTCAGGAGCAGCGATGCTCAAAACATGGCAATGCAACGTGCAGTGATCGATCAGTTGCGTCAGCAAGATCAGGAACAGCAACGTCGCATCAAAGAGTTGGAGGCGCAAACTAATGAGCGCATTCAAAAGACGCTGGCAAATCCGCTGGCAGGAAAGGACTAATATATGGATGATAAATTATTAGAGGCACGGATCAAAGCGTTGCTGCTGGCGGCAAAAACAATGGCATTTGTCATTATCGCCATCACTTGCGCAATGATTGTCGGCCTATTCGTATCGAATGAGATTATTGACAATAAAGATGTATTCGGTTTGCTGTCATACGTCATGACTTCAGTTGTCGGCGCTGTGGCTGGCTCCTACGCTACCCTGATGGGCATGAAGGGCGAATTGGCCCCACCACCACCAGAAGACCGTGATGACCCAGAACCAGAGCCTATGGCCCCTGTAGCGCCACAACCAGACCCGCTGCCGCTTACACCTGACATGGTTGCTCCTGCGCCACGTTATGATGATCCAGCCGCGACTGTGTTTATTGATGAACCAGAAATCGATGATGACGATGACGAAATGGAGCCTTGGGAAAAGTATCGCGGTGATCTGCGTTACGATGCCAACGGTGACGGCGTAGTCGATGAACTTGATTTCCCTGATTGGCGGAGTGCTGGCAAATGAGCTTAATTAATCTTCAAAGCAAATGTGGGTGTCATGCAGATGGTGCGTTCGGTCCAGGTACATGTAAGAAAGCTGCGGCTTTTTATAAACTATCACCTAATCGGGCTGCGCATTTCTTTGCTCAAACGGCGCATGAATCGGGCAATTTCAAAGCGTTCAGCGAAAACCTGAACTATAGCGCAAAGGGGCTGCGCAGCATCTTTGGGAAGTATTTTCCCACGGATGCTATGGCCCGTGCCTATGAGCGCCAGCCGCAGAAGATTGCTAACCGCGTCTATGCCAACCGCATGGGTAATGGTGACGAAGCGTCAGGCGAAGGGTGGCTGTACAAAGGACGCGGCCCCTTACAATTGACGGGCAAGAACAACTACCGCGCATTCGGTAAATACATTGGTCGCGAACAGGAGATTTTGGACAATCCAGACCTTGTGGCTACTGAACTGGGCTTTGAAAGTGCCTTGTGGTTCTTTGACGCAAACAAGTTGTGGAGCATCTGCGATCAGGGCATCAACGACGCTGCTATCCTTGCACTTACTAAGCGCATCAATGGCGGAACCCACGGCCTAGATGACCGCAAACAAAAGACCAAGAAATACGCAACTTGGTTATAGGAGAATAAACATGGATATTAAAAGCACATTGAAGAAAGAAGCTACCAAGGCTTTGAAGAAAGAAGCCGAAAAAGCCATCATCAAGAAGGCCACGGGCAAACTTCTGCCTATGGTCGATGAATCTGAAAAGAAGCTGGGTTGGAAAACAACGGTTGCCGCCGCGCTGGCGTTTGTTGCTGCCGCCGCTGCTGGCCTGTTGCAAATCATCAACGGCTAAATAAAAAACGGGCCGCTCGTTGTGGAGTGGCCCGTTTCTTTAAAATCTAATCTCATCATCGGCCCAGTCGTAAATATCCCAGCCGAAATTATCGTACAGGAATTGGCGCAGGGTCATTTGCTGTCCTTTAACGCAGCTTCAGCATCCTCAATCAGTTCAATTGGTGGGTAACGCAGATAACAAACATGTTCGTCAGTTATCACGCCAAGAAACTCAAGATACTCCATTAGGCGATAAGCTAGGGTAGCTTCGGCACGTTCCGTGTATCGGTCAAATACGATGTCATCGTCGTCGATCATTTGCCATGCTCCTGTTCCTTAGCCTTACGCTCTGCGAATGTAAGGCCGTCTACGCCACGAAGCGGCCACGCGGAATCTGATGAGACACGGTGTTTTTTGCCCAATGGTGCTGCTTGTGCTGGTTTAATCATGGTTAGAATCCTTAAATGGCGGGGCGGCTGCCCCTAACCATTCATATAAAGCTGCTTTTTATATATGTAAACACCTTTTTTCATTGAAGCAGTAAACGATCTGGGATTTGCAATATCCAACCATGATTAATAGCTGTCTGCACAAAGCGATCCTTGTCTAATGCGTGTTGACCTGTTGTCAGTTGCGCCTTCAAAAGTGCCTTGCTGGATTCTGCTATTGCTTGCTGATATTCTCGTGCCAGCCATTCTTGGCGGCTACTCATTGGAGGTGCTTTGCGTCGGTGATCTAAGTTAAGTCTTGATCCTACTGCCATTTTATATCTCCGGCCTAAAATGGACAATCATCCTCAAGGTCATTGTCCCAAGTGGTATGCGAACCGCCATCAGCTTGGACTTGTGAATCATCATCAGATTGGCCTTGTGGGCGTGGGCCTGTATCGATGCTGCCAACGCGCACATTGAACTGCGGCTTGCCTTCATATTCGTCGTGCGTCAGTTCGCCTGTGATAAAGACCTTAGTGCCTTTCTTGATGCTGCCAGAAAACGCTTCCGCTGCCTTGCCCCACAAGCTGCAACGATACCAAACGCTGCCAGCATCTCTGCCAAATCCGTTCTTGACGCCGACGTTGAAGCTGAGGACTTGGGTATCTCGCACTGTGCGCAATTCAGCATCCTTGCCGACGTTTCCTGATATTGTGATATTCTGCATTGCTGTTTCCTTTTATAGACCAAGAGCGGTCATGTATGTGTCTAGTACTGCCTGATATTCTGCGCGGTCATTTGCTTCCATTGCACGAAGGCGGATCACTGCGCGAACAATTTTGGTGTCGTAACCATGCGCCTTAGCTTCATTATAAACATCGCGGATGTCATCCTGGATGCCTTTTTTATCTTCGTTCAGCCGTTCGATACGCTCAATCAAAAGACGAAGCTGTTCGCTGTGTGGTTCACTCATATTTCTCACTCCATTTCACATTATTTTGCGCCCCATACGCATATATAAATTCAATCAGGTCCGACATCTGGGTCTTGTTTAGCTTCGATGTCTTAAAGCCTATGGGGAAAGGCTGATTGTTTAAGCCCATTGTGAACATAACTTCATGCCCCAATGCTGCCATAAATATGCACTTCCAGACTTCTGGTATGTGATGCCGATCCTCTGGTGCAGCCCGACTGATGTCGGACAGCATGGCCCACATTTTTGCATTTTGATCGTCACTGCGCTTGGCTGCGCTGATCTTAACGACTGCATCCTGTGGCGCTTTGTCGATTAACTGGTGAGCCAATCGCCTTTGATGTTCGCCGCGAAGCCAGACGGTCTGCGTCATATTTTTTGCTCATGCCATTTTTTTGCAAATCTAGGTATTGCAACCCGCATGAACTCATCTGACAGTTTCCTACATTCGGGGCTATTGACTGTCGCAGTTCCTAGCTTTTTTATGTATTCGTAATAATCAGCATGATCACTAGGGCCGTCGTATGGCATTTCGCGGCGTAACCTAAGATGTGTATCTCTGTAGACTTCATTGTAATTTGTTTCCGAATGCAAGGCAGCAAGGGCCGCTTTCATTATCCATTTGCCAGCAGCTACCTTGGCAGATTTTGCTGCATCGGAGTTTATACCAAGGCCAGCGTCATATCGGTCTTTGGCTAATTTTCTAAACATTTCCTTATGCGCTTCCAGTGTTTTCTTGATAGCTCGGCTTGAAATTCCAGACCTTCCACCTTCTGCTTTCCAATCATCTTCGGCGTGGCGCTTTTTCATCCGCTCACTTACACGCTGTGCAAATTTTGCCGCATTTTTAGGATTAGAATGCCACTTTTTAATTCCCGCAACCATCCTTGCTTTGTGCATTGCTCCATATTCTGGATCAGCAAACTTTGCGCGATGAGCAGCCGCAATTTTGGCTTTATGTTCAGCAGACATTGGCTTGCGTTGTTTTTTCTCGGTCATAACATTAGTTTGCATAACTATATCTCCTTTTTCTTGGCGGCGATCTCCGCTGCCTTTGGGCTGGCCTTTGCAAACGCTTCAGCCAGTGCAAACGGGTTGATGTTATAGGTTGCCCAGAACGTGCGCTCACCGACGCTGTGCTGGTTCGTATGGCATTGTTTGCACAGGCTTACAGTAAACCAATCGTGCGGCTTTTGCCCCATGCCAGCACCGCTGCCATAGCGGATATGGGCAACTTCGATCCCTGCCATGCTATCGCATATGGAACAGGCATGGCCCCTGACAAAATTGCAATGCGCTGGCGACTTCCATCTGCTCTGACGCTTTGCCTCTTTTGGTATCTTGCGCGGTAACATCATGGCAGCAACATCGATTTCCAGATGATAATATGCCGTCCGTGCGTAGATGGGCTTTTTGACCGCATGGTTTCAAATTCCATCATAATACCATTGTTACTAGCCGTCTTTGCTATATGCCCCCAGGCGCTGTTGTTTGTGGCCGCAGGGACGTTCTTTGCCTCTCTGCGCACATCTTCGGTAGTAAAGAACCTATGCCGACGGGCGTGTTCTACATAGGCTTGGTAAGCCAACGCATTCCATTCCAGGCCTTGTTTATCGGATGATAGTTTCGCCAGTCTGTACCCTTCTTCTAATGCCGTTAATGGTTTCGAGATCGGCTTCGACTTCTGAAAGAAATTCGCAAACAGATTTTTCCAATTCCAAGATTTGTTCGTCATTTCGATAGTGCCTTTTGATGAAAAGTTTCAGTTCTTCAGGAAAGTCTGGGTTGTAACAAACGTAATCAACCCATTGGCGTTCTGGCATACAAGCAAGTTGCCAGTTGATTTGCGTAACATACTGCGATGGTATTTCGCCTGACGTTAGCGTTTCAAGGTGACCCGCTGGTTGGCGGCACTTGATTTCTACAAGCCCATCATCACCAACAAGACCATCAGGCGAACAGTGCGTCCACGGGATGCTTGAATGTCTGACAAGCCCTGTTTCGGTAACCGTTACGTTCTGTTCAAACGAATAGGCTATTTTGGCTTCAGCTTCGGTGTCTATGCCATGCTGCATTGCTGCACTGGTGAACCCAGCCGCTTGCTTGCCTGTGAGCCGCTCCAGAGCCAGCTTGACACGCAAGTTTGTTCTGGTGGCGCTGTAACCGCTTTTGGTGCGGGATAGGGCGTCAGCAACCTGTGACGCCCCCAGAGAACCGCATCGCGCAGTATACCAATCTTCACTGCGCTGTTCGACATCAACTCGCATTTTGCAGCTTCCTTTCCAATGCCGACTTTGCTGTTTCAAATGCAGTGGATGGAAGCATTGCTATTGCTGGCACTTTGTAATGCGCTGCCATGACAGCTACGTCAGTGCCTGTGCGGTCGATAAGGTCTTGCAACACAGCAAACTGTTCCTGCGTGATAGGCTTTGCTGCTGCTGGCTGCTGCGATTTGACCGCTGCGTTGCCATCGTCATCTTCTGTTGGCAAACCAAAGCAAGTTTGCAGTGCATATCGACGCGCATAAGTTAAAGCCGATCCATAACCATGTGCATCGTGCTTATTAGCTGGCACAAACAATACACCCATCGACAACTTGTCGCCGCTACTGTGTATCAGGACAGTTTCGATTGATATGCCGCCTTCGCTTGGCTTGGGCATCTGCATAAATGCAAGGCCATGCTTTGACAGGTGCGGCTTGATAGCATCAATCACTGTCGGGAGATCAGCGTATTTAGATTTGAAATGTGGGTTGTTGGCGGTTTTTGTTGCCGCCTCCAACTCTGCAAATGCTGCAACATACGCAGCGCAGATTTTGTCGTCGCTCACTGATTGTCTCCTTATAATAAACGCAATAACTCGATGTCTTGCTTTTTTTATGCAAGACCCATTTACATATGTAAAGCATTTTTTTATATGCGTTGTGCATTAAGCAAAAAAGGACATAAAATGACGTTAAGCTACCAAGCCATAATGCGTATATATGGACGCGCTGCGGAACATAATATTTCGGCTGGCAAACTTGCCGCTGCCGCTGGCATTAGTCGGGTTACGTTAAGCAACTGGAAGTGCCAACGATCCACACCAATGTTGGAGCCATACCTTGCTGTTCAACAGGCATTGGAAGCATTGATTGCGGCCAAGACCAATGGCGCTGTTTAATCGTCGGTCAAAGTTCAATGCCAAGAAAGCGTATTGCACCCAGTGCCACAAGCACGACAGCAAGCGCGAAGCTGCAAGGTGTGATGAACTGCACGTTTTATGGGCTGCTGGTGTGATTGCTGACTTAGTGATCCACCCGCAATTCTGGTTTGTCGTAAATGGCAGTCAGATGAAGCACGATAACGGGCGGCGCGTTGGATATAAGCCAGACTTTTCCTACACACAAAACGGCCAGGATTGCGTCGAAGATGTAAAGGGCATGATTACCCCAGACTTCACGTTACGCAAGGCATTGTTCAAAGCCCTGTTTCCGACAATCGACTTTCGGCAAACAAAGTAGCTTTATAAAACGCTGGTATTGATGTAGGAGGGGGCCAGCGAAAAAAGGGGAGACAATTTTCGCTGGCCGCAATGCTATAGAGGAGCACCGCATATGATGAATTATATACGCCATAGAACCATAGCGCAAGGCTTTGTGTTATGAGCATTAAAATCATGACAGCAGTATGGGATAGGGAAGACCTATCATCGACGCAAAAACTTGTTTTGCTGGCTTTGGCTGATTGGGCAAATGACGAAGGCTTGTGTTGGCCTTCTATTGAGCGCGTCGCAAAAAAATCATCATTGAAAAAAAGGGCAGTCCAACTGGCGATTAGGTCGCTTGAGGAAATGCAATTTATTCGCCGTGAAGAAGTTATCGGTAAGGGCAATAAGTATTGGATACAGATACCCGTGCATCATATGCACCCGTGCATTAAAGACACCCCCCCCGTGCATGAAGTGCATGGGACCCGTGCATCAGATGCACCCAATACATCAATTACACATCAATTAACCACCAATGATATAATAGGCCTTCCAGATTGGCTGCCAATGGATGCTTGGAACGGATGGGTGGAGATGCGTAAGAAACGCAAGCGACCATTAACTGACAGGGCAACCGCAAGGGCTATCAATAAACTGGATGCCATACGATCCAAAGGCCATGACATTGAAGACCTACTAGACCGATCAACGATAAACGGCTGGCTGGATATTTACGAACCGAAAGGTAATACGAGTGCAGGAAATAGCCAAAACGCAGCAGAGCCAACTAACCCAATGGTCAGAGCCGTCCTTGCCAGCCAAGCTAAACGATCTGCTGATGGGGAGCGATTTGCCGACGATTGGTCCTAAGTCTGCTGAAATCTTGCAACAGTATGTGGATGCCCCACGGCCACCAATGCCTGAGCGCGAACAGGTCGAGGTAATGATTGCGAAACTGGCACTTGCCACTGCCAGCCAAAAGCGCAGTCAGGACGAAGAGGCAGAGCGGCTGGAACTTTACTGGATGACCCTTCGCATTTACCCAGTGGTCGATCTACGCAGTGCGTTTCTCAAACTGCTTCGGACTTGCAAGTTTATGCCGACCCCTGCGGAGATAGATTCGGTTTTACAGGAAGAAGGCAGGGACCGCAGACGCAAGTTAGCCAGGGCGGAATACCTTTTGATGATACACCGCCGAGATTACAAGCCACCACAGGAATATGTGACGGCTGAGGAGTTGGCCGCACTGAATGCTGAATTAATACAATCACTCAAAACCAAAGAGGAAATGAACTAATGATTTACGGAAACTCAATTCGCCAATGGGCAGAAGAACGCAACCTGATTGCTGGCAGCACTGTGCAAGCCCAATTCGTAAAGCTGATTGAAGAGATAGGTGAACTGGCCGAAGCCATCGCCAAGGGCAAGGATGAGCAATTCATGGACAGCATCGGAGATGCCTTTGTGGTGCTTACCATTATGGCTGCGCAAAAGGATTTGGAGATTGAGGAATGCGTCGTTCACGCTTGGCATCAGATCAAAGACCGTAAGGGCCGCATGGTAGACGGTATTTTTGTAAAGGAAGAAAACGATGTTTGATGATGATTTTATGTGGGATGAAGAAGATCAAGTAGTGCTTTTTGACAGCCGTGGCATGACGCCTAGGCAAGCCAATATGATCGCTATGAATGATATTGCTAAAGAATATGACTATACCGCTGAAGACATAATAGGCAAAAATCGTTGCAGAAAGTTGGTCGAAATCCGCCGCAAGTGCGCTGTAATGCTGCGCGAAAAGGGATATTCCACCACCGAAATTGGCCGTATTATGAACCGCGACCACAGCACCATTGTTCACTCGTTAAAGATAATGGCGCAAAAGCAATGAAGCTAACTGCCACAGATTTTTTAACTGATCTGATGCGACACAAACATGGTAGCATAAACAAAGCAGAACTGTTAAAAAAGTGGCAGAAGCATCAATGGTCGAATGACGAAATGCGGCACTGGGCGAACTGGCAGTGGAAAGAAATGATATGACTAAGAATGATGATGTTTGTGGGCAGTGCTTATTCTATCAGGGCAGTCCCACTGGCAGCCACGGCTTTTGCAAACGCTTCCCACCCGTGTTCACCCACATGGACAATGATGGTCGAGCAAAGTTTTTTAATCCAGTGACATCACCGTTCAATTGGTGCGGTGAATTTGAGGCCGCAGAATAATGTTATCGATCAAAGTTGACAAGGCTGAACTGGACCGTCAATTCGCGGCCTTGCTTGAACTGCCTCGAACAATTGAGAAGGCTGTTGTTGGTGCAGTGGCTGAAACGGTCAAAGACGTTCACACCGCGCAGCTTGAAGAATTAAAGATGAGCATGGCCAAGGATTCGGCTTTCTTAAAGCGCGGTCTTTGGATGGTGCAGCCTTATGGTAAGGGGCGGGACATTGCCTCAGCCGGGACTCGTTTTAACAATGTTGGGCCACGCGGTACGCCAGCGGCAATTATTGGACCAAACATTAAGGGTGGCGCTCGTGGGAACAAGGCGTCGGCTAAGGCGCTACAGGCGAAAGGTATATTGCCAGCGGGATATTTTACCGTTGAAGGTAAAGATTACCCACGGGATTCTAAAGGAAATATTACTCGTGGTCGTTATAGCCAGATGCTTGATGCTCTTGGTGCAATTTCCAAGGAGGATCGCGCCAAATTTCCAAAGAGCGGGCAGAAGGACCGTAAAAGCGTAAGTTTCTTTGTTATTAAACGCGGCGGACAGCCCTTTGCCATTGCAGAGCGCAAGGGCGAGGATGTGAAGATTATGCTGGTGTTTGTAAGAAACACTAATTATCGTGAGAAATATGATTACATGGGCGCTGGTGATAAGCAATTGGCTTATTCATTACCCCGCCATATGGATCGTATCTTAATGAGATATATGAGTAAGCTATAACATATGATTAACGATAACATTGAACACGAAGGCCCAAAGCACCTGTATGCCTGTGGCGTACTAAACGATCTGATGGTCCTATTGGATAGAGCCGCAAGTGAAGGCCTAGATCGGCGTGATGAAGATGGCTTGATTTACGATTGGGCCTTCTGGTCCCGTGAATGCGCAAAGGCGCTGGGCGTAAAGAAAATTTAGCCCGTAAATCGTATGGGCTAATTTTGGCCCAGAAATCGTATGCCCTAATTTTTGCCCCAGAAATCGTATGCCCTAATTTTTTGGCTCATGAATCGTATGGGCTAATTTTTGGTCCGGTTCCGCCGTATCGGTCGATTTGTGTCCGGTCCGGACATATCGGCTCAATCCCGCGATTTTACACCTTATATATAGGGGGGCCACGGCCAGCGGTTGGGCTATCCGAATTTACAATTGTTTACTTTTATACGTCCACTGGCCGTGCTAGGGGCGGTTTCATTAACAATGAGAATAAGGAGTTTAACAAATGACGACATCTTTCCAGCAATACGCGACAGCCGGTGAACGCAAGGTAGCGCGGCGTTTAATCAAGGCCGCCCTAGCCGCCGGTTACACTATCGGCGTTGACGACGGCGAAGAAATGACAGTGAAGCGCGCAAGCAAGCTGAAGACAATAGAAGATGCCCTTTGCACAACCGGCGAAGATACGTTGCAACTATACGCCGCCGACCCTTCGAAGACTGTCGGTTGGCACGGCGCTGGCCGCTTCTATCTGGTATGGGGCAACGCTGAAGACGGTAGCGAATTGATTTCTGACTTCACCGCAAATGACATTTGCGAAAGCCTTTGGAATCAAGCGTTGGGGGATATGGCATGAACCCGCACAAACTAGCCGCAAGCCACGTTGCCTTGCTTTGCATTTACATATTCGCGGCCCTTGTTTTGGATTATGCCGTTTTTGGGCCGCAAGTTTAACGTTTAACAATAGGAGTATACGATAATGGTTTATGAACAATACGACAAGGCAACCGCACATATGAGCGCCTTTGCTATCCTTTCACCGTCCGGTGAGTATGTCGCCCGCGTTGTGATCAAATATCCAAAGGACGGGGCAGGCCGCTTGCGTTGCTACTTTCAAGCGTTCGGCTCGCATATGGTTACGGGTTGCGCCAGTGGCTATGGTTACGACAAGGCCCACGCCGCTATTGAGGCCGCTTGCTTGGCTTATTCCAATGGGGCGGAAAAGTCCGCACATGGCGCTAACATTGCAAGCGCGATCAATAACAGTAGCGACGGCAAGCGGTGGCAACATGTGATCGAAGACGCGGGCTATCGCGTCTTAAGTGTAATTTAAGGGGAAGATTGATGTTTACATATTTACATTTCGGCGGGGCCGCTTGCGGCTATCCAAAAGGCCCGTTTTTAACCGTCAAGGTTGAGGCAAAGGAACGTCTGTTGCCTTGGCAACGGCGCGGCTTGACCTATACGCCCACGGGTTACGGCCCACGGACCCCCTCACCTTACATGATTAAATGGGAAGGGCGCTGGCGGCGCGTTTATGTCGCTTGCTACAGTAACGCCGCAACCGCTTACATAGGGCCGTCGAATAAGTGGCTGGCAACCGTTGGGGAGATCGAAACGTGCAATTAACAATACAGACGGCCCTTGACCTAACGCCCACGGGCAAGCGTTCGGCGCGATATGTGCAATCACGCAACGGCTTAAGTTTGCGCTGGTATGTGGCGGGGCGGATATATCGCAAGGGCGCAAGCCTTGCACATACGAATGAGTGGCTGGCTAATACTGGCAAGCCTAACCATTGCCCCCAACCGTGGGCGGCTTTTGAATAAGGATTGATGATATGACAGACAAGGTAACCATTTTACGCAACGGCTGGACAGTGTTTTTCGGCAAGTGCAACGGCTGGTATGAAGTGCTAATTCGCGACGCTAGGGGTGAGGTTCACGACAACATACGTTGCGATGATTACCGCAACGCCCAAGCCTATCGCCGCTTGTTCATTGCTAAGGCGAAGGGCGTCAAACTGTGAACGTCAAGGCTTGGCGCAAGGCGCGTAACCTAACGCAAGAGCAAGCCGCAACCTTGCTGGCTATCTGCCCCCGACATTACCAACGGGTTGAAGTTGGACATAGGCCGCTCACCCCAATGTTAGCGCGGTTGCTGGAGTTGAACTAGCCGCAACCATACAATCGAAACAATCAAGCCCGCCTTGCGCGGGTTTTTTTGTGCCTATCGCATAGGCATTGCCAGCCCTTGCCCTTGGCCCTTGGCCCTGCCCTATGGCAAGCGGCCTTTGCAATCCTTCCCAATACAAGCCCCGTACAAGCCGTTTAAGGCCGCGCCTTATACCGTCCGCTACCTAGGTGGCAGGGCGTTTGATTTCGTGCCTGTAGCGGCCCTGTAGCGGCCCCTGTGGCGGTCCTGTGGAAAGCGGGTCCTTTGGGCAGGGTGGCCGTCGGGGGTAATAGCGGCAGATCGGAAGAGCG